TGCTACAATATCATTTACTGTAAATGTACCTCCAAGCAGTTTTTTAAGCGATAATACGCCAGTTTATACACCAACAGTAACTCTACAAGCAGGACTTGTCTGCACTGGTTCGGTAAGAGGAACATCTTATGTATTTTCTACTCCAGAAAATATTACAGTTCCAGTTATAAATGGTGTGGCAACATTTAGCAATATTATAATCAAAGAAGGAACTTTTCTTACCAAAAAGTTTACTGTTAATGCATCTTTAGATCAAAAATTTATACTTGATAACTCCTTTATTGATACTTCCACAATTAGAGTCTACGTAAAAGGTTCTAGTGATAGTGGATTGGGAATAAAATATTCTTTGGCAGACAATATTTTTAATGTAAATTCAAATTCTCAAATCTTTTTAATTCAGGAAGTACAAGACGAAAAATATCAACTTCTTTTTGGTGATGGATTCTTTGGACAAAAACCAGAAAATGGGGCAATAATTACTAGTAACTACATCATTACAAGTGGAAAAGATGGTAATGGTGTAGAAACATTCTCTTTTGCAGGTTCTTTAAGAGATGCCGACGATGGTAACGTAATACCGCAGAATACAATTACAGTTATTACGAATCAAAGGTCACAAAATGGATCTGACATTGAAACCATAGACTCTATTCGTTATTTTGCTCCTCGACTATATGCATCTCAATATAGAGCAGTAACTGCAAGTGACTATGAAACTATCATTAAGTCCAAGATATATGGTAATGCGGAGTCAATTTCTGTGATTGGTGGAGAAGAGTTAACACCACCACAGTTTGGAACAGTCTTAATCAGCATAAAACCAAAAAATGGTACATTTGTTTCGGATTTTGATAAAGAAAATATACTTGCAAAACTAAGGCAGTATAGTGTTTCTGGAATTAATCCTAAAATAATCGACCTTAAGATTCTTTATGTTGAGATTGAGTCATACATTTACTATAATCAAAACCAGGTTGCATCTGCTTCCGACCTAAAAACTAGGGTAAATAACTCTCTTACGAAGTATTCAGAGTCTGTAGATTTAAATAAATTTGGTGGAAGATTTAAATATAGTAAACTTTTACAAGTTATAGACAATACTGATAGTGCCATTACTTCAAATATAACAAGAGTTAGAATAAGAAGAGATTTTAAGGCTCTTGTAAATCAGCAGGCACAATATGAGATATGTTTTGGAAATCAATTTCATGCAAATCAATATGGATACAATATTAAATCGACTGGATTTAAGATTTTAAACGAACCTGACACTGTTTATTTTAGCGACGTTCCTAATTCTGATGGCAAAACTGGCGTAATTGCTATCGTAAAACCTACCACAGAAACTAGTGTAGAAGAACAGGCAAATCTTTCTCTACAACCATATGTTGTTGTGCAGTCTGCTGGAGTTGTTAATTATGAAACTGGTGAAATAACTATCAATACAATTACATTAACATCAACCGAAAGAGATAATGATATTATTGAAATACAAGCATACCCCGAATCAAATGATGTTGTTGGTCTGAAAGATCTTTATGTTTCTTTTGACATTTCAAAAAGTCAAATAAATATGGTAAAGGATACTATTGCATCTGGTGAGGATATTTCTGGTGTTGTCTTCACAAAAAATTCTTATCGCTCAAGTTATTCAAATGGAAGTTTAACGAGGTCATAATATGGTGCAGAATGGTTTCGAATCAAGAGTAAAAGTACAACAAATAATTGATAGTCAATTACCAGAGTTTATTTTAGATGAAAGTTCAAAAGCATCTGAATTTTTAAAGCAATATTATATCTCTCAAGAATATCAGGGTGGACCAACAGATATTGTTGAGAACTTAGACCAATATATAAATCTCGATAGTCTCATCCCTGAGGTTATAATAGGTAGTGTTGTTCTTGAAAATAACATTACTACAACCAGTACTACAATAGAAGTAGAGAGTACTAAAGGATTTCCTTCACAGTATGGTTTATTGAAAATTGATGATGAGATTATAACTTATACTGGTTCAACTGAGACATCTTTCACTGGATGTATTCGTGGATTCAGTGGCATTACGAATTATCATAAAGATCTCCAGTATGAAGAGTTAGTTTTTAGTGAATCTTCTGCGGCAGCACATACTTCTGGTGCCACAATTCAAAATTTAAGTTCTCTGTTTTTACAAGAATTTTATAAAAAGATCAAGTTTAGTTTAACTCCTGGTTTAGAATCTGTAGATTTTACCGAAAATCTAAATGTTGGTAATTTCATAAAGGAAGCAAGATCTCTTTATGAATCTAAGGGGACAAATGAGTCTTTTAGAATTCTATTTAATGTTTTATTTGGAGAAACGCCAAGCGTAGTAGACTTAGAAAGATTTTTAATTAAACCATCAGACGCCAGTTTTATAAGAAGAGATGTAGCAGTAGTTGATGTTATATCTGGAGATCCTACTAGATTAAAAGGTCAGACAATTTATAAATCTACTGACGAAAATACTAGTGCTTCTGTTTCTGAAGTGGAAGCAATTACTAGAAAGGGAAAGACTTATTATAAACTTAATTTCTTTGTAGGTTATGATGATAGTTATCCCAACGTTACGGGAACTTTTTCAATAACACCAAATACTAAGGTAGTTGAAAATGTAACCTTAGATTCTACCAATAGTGGTGTAATTACAGTAGATTCTACTGTAGGATTTAGAGAATCTGGGTTTGTTTTTTATAATGGAAATCAAATTTTTTATACAGAAAAAACTATCAACCAATTTTTAGGTTGCTATGTAAATTCTAATCAATCTATTAATATTAACAAAAAATCATCTTTAGCATCTGATGAAACCTATTATGGATATGAAAATGGTGATACTTCTAAAAAAGTAGAATTTATAATTACTGGAGTACTATCCAATATTATTATTGATTCTAATTCATATAGTTTTCTGGAAGGAGAAGAGATATATCCACAAAATCTTGGGCAAATTATAGAAAAAGGTAGTAGCACAAAACAAATATTTGCTAATAGTTGGATTTATAATACAAGTTCCAGATATCAACTAGATTCATTTGCAAGCAATACTATAACAACAAAATCTACAATCGATAACACAAGTTTATCTGTTGGGGACAAAATTGAAATCTTAAGAAGAAATACTGAATCTGTAGTTACAACTTTTGATGATGTCAATGTTTTATCAATCTCCAACAATACTATTACTATCGATAAAAATACATCAGGATTGAATTCTTTAGATAAGTATGATATTAGAAGAAAGGTTAAAAAGGTATCATCTTCATTAGTACCTATTCAATTTGGGAATGATAAGATAACATCAGATGTGCAAAATGTTTATTCTGAAAATTCCAAAGATCTTTATGTATCTTCTAATTCACTTCCATCATATCCTTTACAAACAAATGTTTTTGAGTATACTGTAATTGGTTTGTTAGAAAAAAGTGAAAATGAAAATTATAGTGTTATTGATTTTGGAATTAATCAGGTAGTTTCTTTTATAACTGGAGATAGGGTATATTACTATCCAGATGAAACTGGTTTAATAGAGGGTTTAGAAGAGAGAGATTACTATGTTGAAGTCTTAAAGAATGATGATGTTGATGTCAGCAATCGCAGAATTAGACTTTACTTGAGCAATCCTAGTATTGGATCAGACGACTATGTTTCTTTTGGAAAATTATCTAATGGAGTTGTAACTGGAACACATAAATTTGTATTATACTCTCAAAGATCAAAATTAATTTCTCCACAAAAACTTCTTAAAAAGTTTAGTATAGAGCAGACAATTGGTAATAATAAAATATATGAAACCATTCCTGGACCAATTGGTCTTTTGAAAAATGGAGTTGAAATATACAACTACAAAACAAATGATAAAATTTACTATGGCCCATTAGAAACTGTTAATGTTTTAAGTGGTGGGAGTGGATATGATGTTATAAATCCACCCTCTCTTACTTTATCTAGTGGAAGTGCTCTTATACAACCTGTAGTAAAAGGATCTGTTGAAAAAATATTTGTAGACCCGCAAGATTTTGATATTGATATTGTAGTCTCTATAACACTAACAGGTGGAAATGGATTTGGGGCAAGTTTTGAACCAGTTATAGAAAAATTTGTTAGAGAAATTGAATTTGATGCTAGACCAATTTCTAGTGGAGGTGGATTAGATTCTATAAATGAAAGAATCGCATTTACAAAAAATCATAACTTAACTAATGGTCAACCAATTATCTACAATAGTAACAATTCTAGTGCTATAGGAATTGGAACTTTTGGTGGATCTGAGTTAGACCAGTCTAAAACTTTGTTAAATGGATCCACCTATTATCCAAAGGTAATCAATGATAGAACTATAGAAATATATGAATCTTTTTCCGACTATGCTTCTGGAATCAATACGGTAGGATTTACTACTATTGGAAATTCTGGAATTCAAAAATTTAAAACTAATCTTACAAATAGACTAACAGGAATTAAAGTTATTGATGGTGGAAGTGATTATAGCAATAGAAAACTTAGAGTCAAACCAGTTGGTATTTCTACATATACTCACACTGTAGAATTTAAGAATCACGGATTTTCCGATGGAGAAA